GGTCCCTGCTAAAGGGACCCGCATGTCTATCAACTAGTCGTGGGTTATATGCCCCCGACTTGTCTTAGACTTAACCCTCATTTCAGGAGTTGGGAAGATGGTTGTACGTAACCGCTCGAGTGTCAAGGCTGATCCGAAAGGAACCAGTACTTGGCATTTTGGCGATAATACCCTACAAATCGGAGGCGAGTACCCCATCGTGACCTCTCGAGGTCACTGTGAGGACACCGTATTTTCGGCCGATAATGGCCCTTTTTACGTTGACGCATTCGAAATGACTGGGGGTCGTATCAACGGACATGATAACGCAGGGACTATATGGGAAGGCTACATAGCCGACGCATATAGTAACCCTGGCGATTTTGTCCATCATCAACCTGGCGATAGTCCGGATAATCTTGCGGCTGCCACTACTGGTGCGAGGATGACAAATCCTTCGCGCCCTCTGGTGGATGTTCCAGCCGAGATTGCCCAGTTGTATCAAGTCCCAGACCTCATCCGTACCAACGGGTTAGACTGGAGAGGGAGACCAAAGAAGGGCTTCGAAGAAGCACCCTTTGGTATCCGTGGTGCACAAGCTTATGTCGAAACTAAATTCGGCATAAACCCATACATCGACGACTTGATTAAGCTTCTTAATTTCAAAGAAGCGCTTAATAAGCGTTCCAAAGAGATTGAGAAAGCTAAGCAACGTGGACTAAAGCGTACTGTGACTGTCTATAATGGATCTGTCAACTCGGAAGAGTTGCCATGGTTAGTCCAATCGAACTTCGGATACTTCGTAGTACCGAGTCGATGGATTAGCACCGAAGAAGTAAGAGTGCACTGCAGATGGTTTCCATCTGCATCATTCTTTCCTTGGGAATCCAATGACGAACCTTTGATTGAGCAAGCTCGTAGGGCGCTCCTAGGCAAGACCATAGATATGGCTACTGCTTGGGAGTTAATACCTTGGAGTTGGCTCATGGACTGGTGCGGCACGGTCGGTGACTATTTAGTCGCCACCCGAAATGTCGTAGGAGTCCACCTCGGATCGGTTTCCGTGATGAGGCATCAAAGATCAGAGTACCATATGGGTTCCTCAAACCTAAACGGGAATGCACGTGTGCAGCCCTGTGTAGTTAAGAGGGATACCAAGAATCGTACTCTGTCCACAGTATTTCCTGAAGCTCATTGGCCCTTCTTAAACGAAGACCAAATGGGCATTGCTGCTTCTTTGACCGTCCTAAAGAGCAGTGATTTAACACTGCGTTAGGACGTCTGGAAGTAGCAAGGAGTAGAATATGAGTTTCGCGGATCCTGCAACGATCACCATCAATGGTGTCGCACATTCTTTGGTTCGTGTCAAGGTGGATCAGTATTCCTCGGAATATATGATCCGTTCTTCGACTGACGAACATCGAATGAACGTCCGGAATACGTCTTATTTGGATAAGAAGCGCGGTGTGACGATTGATCGTCACAACGTGGAGCTTATTCAGACGACGTACCCGGTCGCGCCGGCTACACTTTCCGTTATTCGGAGAGCGTATGTCGTGGTCGAGAATCAGCGGGGTGATACCCTCACTGATCCTCTGAATGTCGCTATCGGTCTCTTGTCGTTTCTGACGGCAAGTGGTGGTAGCGCCATCACCAAGATGCTCAACCTAGAGTCGTAAGACTTGCGGTTGGGATCCTTCACCACCAAACTGGTGGGGGTGTGAAACTGCATTCCGCGGCTTGGAATCACTACGTACTTGAAAGGGTACATATGACGAAAAGCCAAGCGGACAGTCTACTCCATGTTGCAGAAGGACTCCGTAAGGATATTCTTCTGTCGTGCCCGGAGCTAAAGGGTAGTTTGTCAAAAGACTTTGATAGACTTGCCCTTTATTGTCGAGCACGAGGGCTAGCGTTCTTTACGCTAGACCTCCCACACCTTGATTCCCTTTTAATTAGGGGGTTAGAGGTGGGGCGCCTGTGTCTCGAAGGACCGCTATCTCATGCGGTTTCTAAGAGAGTTAGAGTGCCGAGATTATTCTCGGGGCTCTGGCTGCGCGTGTTTGACAAGGACTCCAGCATAAAGCAGGATGTCGATGTGAACGCTATTCTATTCCTTCGGCAACTTTGTTGCCTTGGGAAGAAAATAGCCGTGGAATGCTCATACGATCGCACACAAGCGACAGTAAGGGCGTACCATGACATCGAAAGAGGACTTCGGACTCCCAGTCTTGACTGGAGTTCCGACAGACTCGACGGCGAATCGGATTGTAGCCTTCTCCATCTTGGTGAAGGTTGCGATTCCGCTTGTGAAGTCGATACTCTCTTTGTTCAGGAAGAAGCAACCACCAGTGGTTGCCATTCCTGTGCAAGTGAGTCCGACCATCAAGGACTCGTCCGCCTCCTAGATCAAGTTCAGCAAGTAGCTGACTTGGTCTCGACTTCTCTTGGTCTATATGATCCCTTTTGGTATTCATTCCAGAAGGGTCAAGACAACAAGGGAATAGGCTTTATGCATGGACCTGGAGCTGTTGCGGAGCGGTTAAAGCCGCATGAGAAGTCATGCTTTCTTAACTGGCCGCAGAAGCTGCAAACTGTCTTTCCTTATGAATGGTTTGGCGTTGCCTCACCACTTCAAACGGAGAGACCTCTCAATCATGAGAGTCCAAGTCGTCTACTCGTTGTGCCTAAGACCGCAAAACGGCCTAGGCTCATCGCCTCTGAACCAGCATCACATATGTGGTGCCAACAGAGTGTCCGAAAGTTTCTGGTTGATCGGCTTAAAGGTTCATTCGTGAACCATTTTGTCGATTTCCATGACCAACGGAAGTCAGGTGACTTGGTGTTGCAGGCTTCCCTAGATCGAAAATTGGCTACCGTTGATTTATCGGATGCCAGTGATCGACTTACGTGTTGGACCGTGGAGCGTGTATTTCGGAATAACTACTCCGTTCTACGCGCCCTGCACGCCGCACGTACGAGGTACCTTAGAGATGATATCTCGAAGGTCCCAAGCTTCTTGAAACCCAAGAAGTTTGCCTCGCAAGGTACAGCTGTAACGTTTCCTGTTCAAAGCATTGTGTTCTTCTGCATCGCCATGGGTGTTACCCTTGACGGTGAAGTAAGTATCGATGCGATGCTCAGGTACCGTAACCAGGTTCGTGTCT